CCCCGATCCACAGGGCGGAACAACCGGCCCGCCGAACCAGCCTATTACCGATTCAGACGAAGCCCAGAACGCAAACGCATCTTAAGGAGTATTTCACATGATCACAGTTAGTTTATTATTCTCAGTTGTAATTATCCCGATTATTATCGCTACTGCTTGCTTCGGTTTAGCGGTAGAAGAAACTGAAACTGTTTTAAAGAAAGCTGGGCACAGTGTTGCTTCACATTTTCACAAGAAACCTAAAGCAACTGTAGTGACAGAATCTCAGAATAAGGTATAATTTTTAGGTACGATTAGTTTAAGAAAGAACCCGGTCATTGTAGTCCGGAGATGCCCTTGGCATCGTATAGATGGACTGGGGATTCCCGGTCGCAGAGATAATGAAAAAGGCCCACCCGGATAAGTCCTTCTCTAGTAATAGATAGTTATGTGAGCGCTGGAGAGATCTGGCGCTTCTCTGTATACATACTAATAGTAAAAGCCCCTCTTGAAACCCATCCCCCTTACGGCTTCCGGTTCTCAATCAGGGCTTTCGGCGCTTAGCTTTACCTTGTACTAGGATGCTTCTTTAGTCATTTCCATGTGATATACAGAAATCAAGGATCTGGTTCAGAAGTTCCGCTAAGCTATCTACCGTCATGACTCTGTATCACCAACGGATTTATTTATTATACCAGAAGTCCCCCGGATTCGTCTATAATAATCTAGGGGTTTTATATGGCTCAGAAGCAATTGTTCTTAGAATTAAATGGCGACTTTGTTTTAAATAACAATGGAGGGCTTCTGTGGGCTGAAAACTGGGACGTTATCAGGCAAAATTTTGAACGATTTTTTTTTACTAACCCAGCCACAAACTCCGTCTCCGGGCTACCCCAGCCAGCCGATTGGATATTTCATCCAGAATTTGGCTTAGGTGCCAATACAATGCTTGGACAAGTTTTCGGGCAGGCATTCATCAATGTATTACAGCAGAAAGTCTATCAAGCAGCCTTAGCTGCATCCACTGGTAATTCAAGTGTTCCACCAGTCGTAACCGTCACCCGCGCTACTAATCCGCAGCAAATCAATATTCAAGTTGTGATTACTCCAACTGGGCAAGACAAGCAGACGATTAATCTCACATTACCATAGGAAATATCATGGCTCTTAATACGCAATCGCTTCAGCAGTTTATTACCCAGTTCATCGCATCGTTCGCACAATCGACTGGCGTTACCCCTGTTTTGGGTGTAGGTGATCCTATTGAAGGATTAGCCGCGGCAACAGCAGCCAACGCAATGTTCTTGCAATATCAAGCCCAGCAAACTGTATTTTTCGCCCGATTACAAACTTGTGTCGGTCCTGATGTTGATAGCTTCTGTATGCAGTTCAATTTTGCCCGCGAAGGAGCGCAATTCGCCAGCGGGCAAGTTACGCTAGCAGTTCCCTTACCGGTTGTCACACAGTTAGTCATACCAATAGGAACAATTATTCAAACTACTGGTAGTAATATCCAGTATCAATTAGTAGCCGACACAGGACAACCAGCATACAATGTTGGCTTACAGGCTTATGTATTAGCATCAGGTGGACCTACAACCATTGTAGTGTCTGTACAAGCGCTAGTTCCAGGCTCAGCTAATAATGTTCAGATAGGTCAGTTAGTTGCATTCGGTTCATCGTCATATGGATTCACTAGTGTAACAAATTTAGCACCTATTGTTAATGGTGCCAATTTTCAATCTGATGATGCCTATAAGGCAGCATTCGAAACCTATATTCAATCATTATCTAAAGGCACTTATTTAGCTATTTTATCTGCTTGTCAGCAAGCGTTCCCTGATTTTACTTATACAATATTAAATTGTATAACACCATCATTAGTGAATGTAGGTGGCTGGTTTACGGTAATAGCAAACAATCCTGGTGAAACAGTTACATCGCCACAATTAGCTACATTATTTGCAGCAGTACAAACTGTACGCGGTTATACAATTCAATCTAGTGTTATTGCCGCGATTCCAGTACGACCGAATATAAACTTGAACGTTGCGGTACTACCTAATACAGTCTTAAGTACTGTAGAGGCTGCTGTGCAAACAGCAATCATTGGTTATGTTAATTCACTACCAACAGGTGCGGTATTGTACTTATCAAATTTAGTTGCAGTAGCTGAAGCAGCTAGTACGTTAATTACATCAGTAGAGTGGTCATCTGTCACGGTTAATGGTCAGCCTAAAGACTTTGCACCAGCAACGCTTGGTGTTGTACAGGCTAATGTGAATACTGTGCTGGTGGGAGTTTACGCAGGATGACCGTCCTTATCCCCACCCTCTCCGTCGCTGGTGAAATAGTTAACGTACCAACTGGTGCATTAACAATAGATATCACACTACCTAATTTAGTCTCAGATTATGTAGTAAGCGGACAAATGTCCACTCCTACAACTTGCTGGCTCTCAGGCTCATCAGGCAATATAGCCACATTTAGCTTCGGCGCACCAGCCGATGCTGGTTCTCAGCTTACGATTCTTGCAATCCCAACAGGATTATCAGGCTTACAGAGCGTTGTCTTACCGTCAGGTACGCCAAGTTATGCTGTCACTGTCCAAACCGGGCGGTCAGTTATACCTATATGTCAATGGAATACGCAAGTCTGGTTCGTTATCTCAGGTAATACATGGACGTTTTATTTCAGTTCTCCATCTAATACACCGGCGGTTTTTTCATATTTAGAAGTAGGACCAGGACAGAACACACAAATTACCCAGCAGCCTGTAGATCCAAGTGATTATGTAGCCAGCATCGCTACTGAAATATCAGATTTCTTCTTGCCGGTTGTAGTCACATCATGGAATACTGCTATTGGATTAACGTTAGGCGCGAATCAAGTAGATTTACAATTTACTAATGGCGCTCCTGCATTTGCCGCTACATCCGTCTTAGTTGTTAGCTTGCCTATTAACGTTAGTATATTTCCGTTGCCGCAACCGGCAGTAGTGCAACAACAGCAGCCATGGATTGTCAGTATCATCACCCCAGAAGATTGGGCATTACGTATGGTGGCTTTCTTCCCTTATCCTTGGATATCGGATTATGCTAGATCCGTAGCTGGTATATCTTATGCACTATTTTTAGCTACAGGTGCTGAACTTAACTACATATCTCAACAGTTATACTATGCATGGCAAGCATGTCGATTAGATACGGCTGTCAACGGGGCATTAGATTTGTTCGCGCAAGATTATTTTGGCAATAATTTACCCCGTCAACCAGGAGAATCCGACAATGCTTACCGTATCAGAATTAAAGCGCTTCTATTCCAGCCTCAAGTTCAACGCGAAGCAATTGTTAATGCTATTACTTTTGCATTTCCGGGGACTATTGTAAGACCAATAGAACCGTGGAATCCTAGTGACACAGGTTACTATGGCGGCAGCTATTATGACTATGATAGCCCAACTATCCCAGCACTATATGGTAATCCACAAGCACGTTATCAAGGCTATTTCGAAATACAATTAGCTCCAGCCACTGAGCTAGCTTATAGTCTCTGGGGATATGATTTCGCATCAGCTTATGATTCAGTGACTGGCTGGTTCTTTGAACCGGTAACAGTACTACAAACGCAAATTGGACAAATTAATAACTTAATCAATCAAATAGTATTGCTAGGTACGCAGATATTTGTTAAGTATATAGCTGGGATTATTAATCCATTTAGCACAGGCGGCAGCTTTAATATTGCTACAGGGCGTTGGAACTTTATAATCAATGTACCAAATTCAATCGGTTTCTATTTGTTCTTCTGTCAACTCAGTCAACCTATTAGTATCTGGCAAACATCAGCGCCTGCATTAAGTATCGGTTTAACATCATCCGCACCTGTACCATCTGGGACAATATTGAATTACTTAGCAATCGAAAATGCCACGCAAGGTGTAGGGATAGCAGCAATTAACCAAGGGGATACTAATTATCAGTATTCTGGGGATGCGGTTAATAACATTGTCTTAATTCAACCAGAGTGGAATACGTCGTACTACTATACCGGAAGAAGTGTTAATGCTATCAACTTCGAATTTGGTACGCCTGCGCCAGTAGGCACGTTGGCGAATACATTAAGTGTTCCGGTGAGTGGGCAAGCTGGGTATGTAGCGGTTACTGCCGATGCTCTCACGGCTACGATAGCACTGACTGTGAATCAGCAGAATATACCATTAGTTGTACCGAATTGGAATACAGTTGTCGGTTGTGTGCCAGATCCGGTAAATAATCAAATCATCTTGACTTTTAGTACGCCAGCGCCAGCAGATGCCGAACTGATGTATTGCGCCTACAATTTAGCTTCAATTTAGGGTAGAATAGACTAACTTCTGGGGATTTAATTACATGCAGTCACGACCGATTATCTATACCCTTCAGCAAATTCAAAGCGCTGACATGCTTAACGGATGGGTGGACACCTTAATCGGTGATGGTAATAGTTTGCAAGCTGTCCTGGGCGCGACCGGTACGGTAATCAGCAATCTAGTTGTTACCCCTCAAGATCCCGCATCCCTTACATTAAATATATCTAATGGCTTTATAGCATCATTACAGAATGTCGATGCATCGGCTTATGGATCTTTATCCGCTAATACGACACAAGTTTTGCAACTAGGCGGCAATTTAGTTACGTCAGTACTATTGGACAATGCAGGTTTGTCTGCTGGGCAAGCTCAATCCATTCTTATTCAAGCAGGGTACATTCAATTAGATAGTGATCCTGTCGTATTACCTTATGTCAATATTTCTAACCCAGCTGCTCCTTATTATGGTCCAGCTAATTCAGGTATCGCTCAAGATACAGTTCGCAACGCCGTTTGTGATATTCAAGTCAAATATGGTACTCCGGCAACTGCTGGTAGTGAAGTAGCTCCGTCACCCGATGCAGGTTATGTCACTGTAGCTTATGTAGCGTTAGCTCATGGACAAGTTGCCATAACTGGCGGAGAAATTCTTAATCCTAATAATGTAGCTGGTGGTACAGATTCACCAGTATTAGCTGGATTGTTACAAGCCCATCACTCTGGAATACCCGGACAAGCTCCACAGGTAGATTTAACTGTAGAAGTTAAAAATGAATTACCAATGGTAAACTTATTTGCCAGTAATATCATCGGTGCTGTTAGCGCGTTTAGAACCGGCTCAGGTAATCCTAATGGTGTTTTAGCTGGTAATGCTAATCGTAATGGAGTTTGTGATAGTTATTATGATGTAACTAATAATGCTTTTTACATGTGTACAACAACTGGTTCGTCTAGTACAGCGGTTTGGACATCGACTAATATACCAAGTTCGCATCAGATAAATTTAAAAACGTTTACGACTTCTGGCACTTACACGCCGACAACTGGTACAAAATATATTGCAGTTGCAGTATGCGGCGGTGGTGGTGGCGGTGGTGGTCAACCTACTAATATAGG